GTTGTCCCGCTGAATGAACGAATAGGCGTTGCCGCGCAGGGCGGTATGCCCCACCTGCATCTCGCGGAACTCATGGGCGGTCTGGAAATTGTTTGGGGAATCGTGCAGGAAGGGATAAAGCCAATGCGCGTCTGCAACGTCCTTGCCGCCGTCCTTGCGCCGCTTGTAGACCATCAGGGGAAGCGAGGCGATGGTTTCCGAAATGACGCGGACGCAGGCAAAAACCGCCGACTGACCTAAAGCCGAGTCGGCGTCTACGTTGTAACCCGTCTTGTTTTGACGGCCCAAGAGCCGGATAATCCAGTGGTTAGGATCGTCCACGCCCCGGCGCTCGATAAACTTTGCAGCAAAGTCTAGCAGTTTGCCCAAATATGCAACCCCTGGCCAAGGTCGTTTTGGCTAGGCGGTGCGATTAAGAGGGGAGGACTGTATAGCCAGCCCGCACACCGCCTGACTGACACCCATACGGGTGAGTCCTTGGGTTGGATTTTGGACAAAAAAAGTCCCGTGCGCCAAAGGCATACGGGACTATTACCGGCTATTACGAAAGTATTTTTAGTTTAGGGGCACCTTTTCGTATCCCTTCGCTTCCATGCAGGACGTAAAGACCCTTGCGCCCCGGATCACCCAATCGTCAAGGTTGCTAATGGAACCCGTGGCCTTGTCTGCCTCGAAGCTGCATTGCTTCCTGTCCTGACTGAACTCTGCCTCAGTACCTCCGGGCTTTACCCATCTCCACGACGGCCCGCAGGACACTAGAAAAAACACACATACCGCCAGAAGTACCAGCCTTTTCATGTCGCCCCCCTTTTGCTGTTATTCGTTTGACGTTTGAGATAACACTACAATCTCAATGACTTCCTGCCGTGGAATTCTAAGCACCTTATGGCTTATTTTCAAGCCCTTAATTTTCCCTTCGGCTTTCCACGTATAAACGGTGTCTACATGCACACCAAAGAAATCCGCGACTTCCCTCGGCGTGTAAAGCGCCTTCTGCGGCAGGCCGTCCAGGTTCGTGCTCATGGCAACCTCGTGAAGACTACGTTTTCAATGTTGACGTTTTCTCCACTGCGCCACGGCTTGAACTTGGAATGTTCCGGCGTAGTGTTAAAAACGTTTTTGTCCGTGTATCCGTTGACAAGGAACGTTTGCCTGATCCGCTGCGCCTCGTCGCCAGCCTTGCCCATTTCAATCAAGCATGACTTAAAAACGCGGTCTGCAATCAGGCCCTTCATGCCCTCGATAACCTTCGCTTCCTGGCCGTCAATGTCGATTTTAATGTGATCGGGCCTTTCAGCCTTCGCTGAAAAGTCATCCAGGGAACATATGCGGACGGTATAGTCGCCCGTCGTGCCCACCTGCCCCCCGCTGGACCCCGCCTCGGCGCTGCGGTATTCAAAGCGTGAATATCCGCTATGGTCCGACACGCCTTCAAACAGAACGGACAGGTGATCGAATCCGTTTAGCGCCGCGTTCAGGGTTGCCGCCATGTAGTTTGACCATTGCGGCTCAAAAGCCACTACTGCGCTATTCGGGAACAGCCTACAGGCGTACAGGCTATACATGCCGATGTTCGTGCCCACGTCGTAGAGGCAATCGCCGTCCTTGAATGACTGAATCCATGCGATAGTCTCGGGTTCTTTTTGCCAGAAAGACAGGTAGCGGTATCGCTCCCATGCCGTCTTGACCCTCATCTTGAACGGCGGCACATAGTCGCCGTGGATGCACTCTGCGATGTTCATTTAACCTCCGGTAGCGTTGCGAGGCCCCCTTCGATAAGAGCCTCGGCTAGAATGAAGTCGTCTTCGGTGTTGAGATCGAATCCCTCGTAGCCATCGGTAAAGAATGGCTTGATAACATCCCCGCTGATGCTCCCCCGCTCCGTCACGTTGCGCGTCCATGAGATTTCGAGGGATGCGTTTTGAATGTAATAATGATTCGTTATTTGAGATGGAGCACTGTGAGATGGAACGCCAAACGCCTTATATGTCATATCCCTCAATATTATGGGGCACAAAGAATTGTCGTATAATGTCCACATTTTGTGCGGGTTCTCTCTTGCCTTTTGCACCCCCCTGATGCTGTCGCATGGCTGCTTTTCTTGAAATTCAGCCCACGCCCTCCGAATTGTCTCGGCAGACCGAAACGGCGAGGTGGGGCGAAGGATGGCGAAGGCGTCCGTAGCGCTTTTCGTTGTCATGAAAAAATGGTCTATCCACTCGATGTCGGGCGATGTATCCGTTGCGAACTCCGGGGGCCTCGGCACGGGCGTTGCTCCCCGCGCATCTGCCATGTAGCAGATGCGCGGGTCGTCGGACGAAACGTAGATTCCGCTGAATATCCCGCTTTCCTTTGCCGCCGCGATTGTGTAGAAAAGCAGGGGATGACCCTTCAGGGGTCTGACATTCTTCCCCGGTACCCGTTTGGAGCCGCCGCGAGCCGGGATCAGGGCGATGATCTTCATTCTTCCCCTCCATACCCGCAGGCAGGGCACTTATCCGGCTGCGCTGCGTTTCTGTAGTCCAGCATCTTGTCGCATTTCAGGCAGTGGATTGACCAGCTTCGCCAGTAGCCCCACGCGCCCGCCCTCCATTGCCGGTGGTTAATCTCGGGACGCTGATAACTCCCCGTGCCCTCGCAGTATGGGCATACCATCGGCCCGTCATACCAGTACGGGTTGTGAACCAAGCCCCTATCGCAGTTGAAGCACGTCACCACTTCGTAAACCCTCCATCGACTAGCCAATCCTCGCCCGCTAACCCATCGCAGCACACAGCGTACAGGAGCGTCCGCTGTACGTCTTCCTTCGTCACGGTGTGCCCCGTGGGGATCTTCTCCCTGATCTTCGCCACGAATTCAGGCGGCAGCTTGTCCGACAGGAACGGCCCAAAACCGGGGCAGACTGCCCGGATACCATATCGCCCGTACTGCACCGTGATGGACCGCGCTAGTTGCTTCAAGGCGGCTTTCGAGCAGTTGTAACCGCAGGGCTTCTCGAAACCGCCTGAATAATTGCGAAAATCCGCGCCGATGTAACCCTGGATGGACCCCACAAGCACGATCACCCCGCCGCCGTTATTGACCATTTCGGGAATGAAATAGCTCAGTAGGCGTGCGTGGGCGTTGATGTTGACCTGCATGGTCTTCTCGAAATCGGTAAAAAACCGCGCTTCCGTCTTTGTCGGCGGGGTGTCAATCGCCGCGTTGCAGACGATGATGTCAGGCGTGCCAACCGCTTGCAGTACGATTTCGGGAGCCCGCCGCAAGTCTTCGTCATTCGTGAAATCGAAATAGGGCAGGCCGATACTGTACGCATGCGCCCCCGCGTCCCGCAACGTCTCCATCCAAATCGGCCCGAGGTTGCCATCCCCGCCCGTCACAAGCGCCGTCTTGCCGCTTAAATCAAACAGGTTCATCTGCGGGACATACCTCCTTTCGGTCTTTCCATTCCCCGCACGCAATGTTGCGGTTCAGCGTCGGGAAGTCGATGATAATCTGGCATTGCTGTTTGCCGTCCGCAAAGTAGGGCATGGCCGCCAGCGAACGCGGCGGATACCGCTTGCAATGAGGCTTGCCGTCGTCAAGCACTTCGGAATATCTGCACGTCTCGCAGGTCATAGTTTCATTTTCCCTTTCTTCAAAAAGTTTTGAATCTCGATAACCTTCGCCATCGTGATAATCACGACAATGGCGACGAGGCAGAGCACGAACGTCATAAAGTTAAGTTGCTCCTGCACTATAGATCACCCATCGGCCTTACGTCCTGCACCATCTCGGGCGTCAATACGTCCGTCGTGGAAAGGTCACAGACGGCGATTTTGCCCAAATATCGCCCAAACTCGTAGGGTGGCGGACCCTCTGCCGGGGCTTTCAAACCCACGTTATCCAGCCCGAGCACCTCCCCTTGCCGGATAGGCCGCAGGGGATGAATGGCCCGGCCCTGCTTGAAGACAAACCCGCTACGCTCCTTGTCGTTGACGACCTTGTGCGTTGCCCCGCGCATAACGGGAATTCGCCTTGAATCTTCCACAAGTCGCCGCAGTCCGCCGGGCTCAAAGCTAAATCCGTGGTCCGTGCCGGGAAAGCCCCGGTTCATCGTGAAATGAACCTCGATGATCTTCGCCCCGAGGATTGCCGCGATGATGTTGGGCTCAAGGCCGGGATGGTGAGAGCTAAACCCGATAACCGTGTCCTGAAATGCCCGCCGCAGCGTCGGGATGAAATCAAGGTGCAGGTCTTCGTCCTTCGTCGGGTAAAGGGACGTGCAATGCAGAATGGCGAACTCGGACCCCGCGTCGGTGAGCACATCCCATGCCCGCGTAATGTCCTTGTACTGCCCTCCCCCCGTGCTCAGAATAATGGGCTTCTTGTACTTCGCCATCTTGAGCATCAGCGGCGTGTCCTTGAGCTGGCTAGACGCAATCTTGAAAGCGTCAACGCCCACGTTGTGCAGGAATTCAACGCTGTGCTCCTCGAAAGGCGTGCAAATGAAATGCACGTTTGCAGCATCGCACAGCTGCCGTACGGCCCGAAACTCGTATTCCCCGAACTCTAGCTTGTCCCGGTGCTCCCCGTAGGTCGGGGCGAAAGCGTGTTCCGAGTTGTAGGGCTGCGAGTAAAGGGCCTTCGTTAAGAGGTGCCGGTTGTCGCGTTTCTGCAATTTCACTGCGTCCGCGCCAGCGGAGACAGCCGCCTCGATCATCTGCCGGCAAAGCTGGAAGTCGCCCATATGGTTCGACCCCAACTCCGCGATGATGTACGGGTCGGACTCGTCGGTGATAACCCGGTTGCCGATTTTAAATTGCCTCATCCCCAAACCCTCCTAAAAATCTCGACCCATCCCACAATCCACGGCACGACGAACGTAACCGCCAGCATCGCAAGCAGGAGTAGGGCCGGTATGTATGCTCGAAGTGTCATTTTAAAAGGCCATCCTTTCGCACCGCGAAACGCATTTTATTAAGCGCTCGTATTTCGTATTGACGAATCCGCTCCCTAGTTATCTTGAATATCCGCGCTACCTCTTCTAGTGTCATGGGGCGACCACTGCGAAAACCGAAACGCAATTCAATAATTTCCCTTTCCTTTTGATCGAGGCGGTCCATTAGTTGGCGAATGAACACGCAGTCAAGAAGTCTAATCTCGAAACCGTCTTGGCTCATTCGATCACCTTTACCCCCACTTGGTCATACGGTTCAAAAAACATCGCCCGCCCCCACGCGAGGATCAAGGCAACGAAACCGTCAATCCGATCCGTCGCCTTGTCCTTCGCGGGGCGAATATTCTCGTTCGCATCCGGCACCATTACCAGATTGTCAGTACACCATCGCAGGACGCGATGCCCTCCATGCACCAACTGCCCCTGCATCACCTTGACGAGAATATCCTTTGCGGGCTCACTCATCGTTTTGGCCCCCTGCCGCATCTCGACCATCGTTATCCCGTGGTCGTTTTGAAGTTCCGTTGCCAGTTGACTCGCCCCCCAGGGGTCAAACCCCACTTCCCGCAGGTCGTAATCCTTCGCCGTCTGCAATATGTCGTTGCGTATTGCCGCGTAATCAATGACGTTTCCAGGTGTCGCCGTGATAAGCCCATCCTTCGCCCAAATGTCATAGCGGACCTTGTCGGAGCGGCTTCTTTCGATGATTGTGTCCTCGGGGCAGTAGAAGGACGGTAGAACGACCGTTCTATCCCCCTCCGAAACAGGAGGGAAAACGCGCAGAAAGGCACTCAGGTCGAGTTTTGACGATAAATCAAGGCCACCATAGCAGGGACGGCCTTTTAACGCCTCTACGTCGATTTTAGAGGCACAGTTGTCCCATTTATCCATCGGCATCCAGCGGGACAGCGATTTTATGGGAATATTCAGCCGATAACGCTTGAAATCCTCGAATTCTACGGGATCTTGACGCGCAGTTTCGTAATCCTGCCTGATTTTTTCGAGGGTAAATATGCGCCCTAGCGACGGATTTACCCGTTTCCACAGCTCTTCGTCTGCCGGGTCGTCCGTCTCGGGGTCGGCAATATAGAGCACCGGAAGGAAAGAATCGTCCTTGACAATGCCGTCTCGGATCTGCCGGGCCTTCTCGCGGACCCTCCACCATATGCTTTCTTTGTTGAAAACCCCCGCCGTGGTGAGCACAAACACAAGCTGCTGCTTCCTGGCGTAGTCCGTGCCGCTTGTGAGCACCCGCCACAGTTCATCGTTGGGCTGTGCATGAAGTTCGTCTACAACCACGCACGACGGGTTCAGCCCGTGCTTCGTCTTCACGTCCGACGAAAGAACCTGATAGAACCCATTGTTCCTGCGGTTGATGATCCGCTTGCGCGAATCGAGGATTTTCAGGTATTTCGACAGGACGGCGTTGTTCCGCACCATTTCGGACGCAACACCGTAGACGAGGCCCGCCTGGTCCCGGTCTGCCGCCGCACTGTAGACCTCCGGGCCTGCCTCTCCGTCTGCCGTGAGCATGTAGAGGGCCACAGCCGCCGCAAGCTCGGACTTCCCGTTCTTCTTCGGGATCTCACAATAGACCGTGCGGTACTGCCGGGTGCCGTCTTCCTTGACGTTCCCGAAAGCGCCCTCAATAAGTTCCTTCTGCCAATCAAGGATTTGGAACCGCTGCCCCGCCCACTGCCCTTTTGCATGGGTCAACAGGGAAATGAAATTTAGCGCCTTGTCGGCTTTCTCCTGGCAGTACGGCATCAGGTCAGCATCTTCTCCATTTCGTCTTGATCCTTTTCCCCGGCCACATCGTGCCCCTTCAATTCCTTCAACTGCCGCATGGTGAGCATTGACAGGTCGCGGGCCAGCTTCGACAGGGCGGACTCCTTGAAACTCCGCACCTCCGTCCCGCCGCTCATGTAAGTGATATTCTCTTGCAGCAGGCTCTGGTTGATCTCATCGAGGGCGAGGTAGACCTTGTCGAGATTCGCCAGGTTCTTGCAGTAGCTGACGAGGATCGGGAAATTCAGCGGATTGAGCTTTCCGGCATTGTTCAGCAGGGGAGCGAACCGCTTGAAATACTTCCTCGCCTCTTTCGTCATGTCCCGTGGGGCTGTGAGTTTCATTGCGCTCCAAATAAAAAAGCCCGACCAATGGCGTTCTGCCATCAATCGGGCTTCGTGCTTTACGAGTGGCCTATGTTAATTCAGGTCTTCTATTTTCTTTGACTCCTCGATGTTGATGTTGGTAATCCCGCCCTTGAAGAAGTTGATGGTTATTTTCCCCACCTTCTTCTGCTCGATCCATAATCTGATCAGGGCGATGAGTTTATCCATGCCTCTATCGCTTTATTCCGGCAGCCGATCTTTCCTTCGCAAGCTGGGTAGCAAGAAAGGCCAATGGTATTTTTTTGCTGGCTTGCCTATTATAAACATCCTCAATCATTTCTAAATATTGTTGTAAGTTCGCTTTTTTTTCCATGATGCTATGGTGTACCGTTATTTTTTGCTTAAACCTTTCTACATTGAATTCTGGAACCCAAAGAATCTTTGAAAGAGCGACTACGAACAGGTTCATTTTATAAAAAGGAACTCCACTTTCCTTGCAGTGCCTGACAATATCGGCGACGCGCTCAGCGTGGGACGTGGTCTTTATTTTATATGTTCCATTCTTTATTGCCTCATTGTAGTTTCCTGACCCGGCAGTATCCCCGATGAGCATTGAGGCGCAGAGTGGAAGATTTATCTCGGAATCAATGGAAAATTTTTTCAGCCTTAAATAATCTTCTTTGCCTTGTCTGCAATACGAGTCGAAATAGTGTCTGAGAGTCCATGGATTAGTGGACTTTTCAAGTTCGTGGACCGTTGCGGTATCTTTGACTATTACATATTTGACCGGAAGTCCGAGCATTTTTGCAACCGCGAATCGGTGATGCCCCGCCTCTATCTTTAATTTATCTCCGCCGTTGTGTTTGCATCTTGCTGGGTGAGAATCTATCCATCCATGTTTTTTCATTGATTCTAGAAGCGGTTGGATTTTTTCTACGTTCCTATTGAAATCCGTCAGCTCAAAATGATCATAATTTTTGCTTTCTCTAATTATAATTCTAGTCATGTCTATCCCTCCATTTAGTAGCCCATCCTATTACATAATCGAGCGCCTCCACTCGCAACGGGTCATTGTCCCTTATCCTTTCTAGTTGACTAATTGCGATCATGGCGATTTTCATGGCTTCTGGAATTTGCCTAACATTTGCGTTCCGCCCCTGAATTCTACCGACTACGTCCTCCACATGCTCCGCCGTGACCTTGCCTCCTGGTGCAGTCTCAACCGCTTCTTGCCACACTTCCCGCTGCTTCTCTGGCTCCAGGCGGGTGAGGGGACGAAGATGCTTTTCTCCGATTTGTAAACCCGGGTTTACATTTTCTGACACCGCAACCGCCGCAATGAGTTGACTTGCCCGCATCCTTGTCATCCCCCATCTGTCCCGGCAGTAGTCGTTGAACGTCCGGTGAGTGTCCCGGTACAGGCGGGAGTCCCTGATTCTGAGCAACGCCCGCCCGACGACAAGGAAGTGCTTCATCCCGTTTTCAATTACTGTCTCTAACTCAGCCAGTTCAGTTTTTTCCTGAACCGTCAAGTCCATCACCTCAACAGCCGTCGATTCCATGATCACCTCCTTGTAGCAATCTGGATTTCTCGGTATCCCCTCGTCCTCACATTGATACGCATTGCTGATGTTTAGAATGTAAATGATCCCGTCCTTCTTCCTGACTTGCGTTATCACGAATCACACCATTTCCAATTTACGCAACACCCCCGGCTGCAAAGTACGAAAAATGTACGCGAGGCCATGGCTCGGTTCTCGCTAAGGGGCCGTGAAGATTGACCCCTCCCCCCGTCCCTCATGTTTCATCGCAAATCGCCTGTGCTTTTGATATA